GTGCGTTTGGTGAGGGGTGGGCGTAGGCGGTTGTCTTTTGGTGTGTGTAGGGTTGAGGTTGAGGGTTTTGTGGAGGATGCTTTTGTTGTTGATTTTTTGGGGAAGTTTCGTGGGAGGCCGCGTACTGTGCGTGAGTATGGGCGTGGTTTGTGCATGTTTTTTAAGTGGTTGCGTGTTGTCAAGGGGGTGGAGCTTAGTCCTGGGGAGTTTCTGAACGAGCATGTTCGTAGGCGTGGTAGCGACAGTGTTGAGGATAGGCGTTGGGCTTTGAAGCTTGTTTTGGAGTTTAGTCGTGATAATCCTGTTTTTGCTGGGGCTGCTGACGGGTACAAGTATGGCTTGTTCACTGTTGTTAGGAGTTTTTGTGCGTATCATGAGGCGGATTTGACGAGCAGCAAGGGTGTTTATGGAAGACGTCAGAAGCGCAAGTACAAGCCTAAGCAGTTCAGTGTCGAAGACGCCAGAAAAGTTTTGGGACACCTGAATCAGAGGGACCGGACGATCTGCCTGGTGATGCTGCAGAGCGGGCAGGGCGTAGGCGAGATCCTGAGGAAGTTCAATCACATACTGTCGTACGTGCAGGGCTGCATCAAAGCGGGAAATGAGCGGATACGGATAGATTTTGACGAGCGCAAGGGCAACGGCTTAAACTACTTCACGTTCATAAGCCGAGACGCTGTCCAGGAGCTGAAGAAATGGTTTGCAATAAGGGAGAAGTGGCTCAAGGGCAAGAAAGACCCGGGCACAATATTCATAACGAACCGTGGAAAGCCATTGACCGTAGGCCTTTTTGAAGTACGCTTCTTCACAATCGTCACGCGAGCCGGACTAAAGAAGGAGCCGTTTTCGCTCGTGCTGCACATGTTTCGTAAACTGTTTAAGACGGAGAGCAGGCCGCCGGAGCGCGGCATAGACCAGGACTGCATAGAGTTCATGATGGGGCACTTGAGCGGAATCGAAAGCATAGGAGGCACGTACGACAAAACACCTGAGCTTTACGCTGGCGTTATAGAAAGGGAATACGCCAAGCTGGAGCCTTACATTAACATTTACAGCGGAAAAAGTGCAGAAACCGAAGGCTTAGGCATAAGCGAACAAGACCTGACAAGCCTCAAACAGCTGCTACAGATGATGAAGGAAGGGAAAGTCAAAATAGAAGCCTAAGCAGTTCGAAGCCTGAAGCGACTATGAGATAGAAGCGTCTGTTTCAATTTTTCTTGCTTTTAACGTTTTGTATGCTGCGTTTTTCGGTGTAGAAAATTCTTTCATAAACTTAAAGAGCACAGTTGAAGGATAAGGTGTTATTGTACATAGAGGAGAAAGGGAGGTGATATAGATTATGAAAGTAACTCCTTCTGGGTTATTGAACGTTGTCTTGACAACAATGCTTGTGGCTGCGTTGTTTTTGACATTTGCGAAAGGCCCAATTGAGCCTTATGATCCTTGGGCAGACCCAAACGATGATGGGTATATAGATGTAAAAGACTTACTCAATTTGGCTCTGCGTTATGGATCATTTGGAGACCCAACAAAGCCAGTAGCATTAGGAAGTTACAATTGGAGTGCAGGCTCATACACTCTGGATATTCCAGGTGAAAGTGGCGGAAACCTATACATTATGACAGCTGGATACAGACAAGTAACGTTGGGCTTCAAATCTCCTAACTATCTGGATATTACAACAGGGTTCTTTCTAGGCCGTTATTATGCGTATGTGGACGAGTTCGCCATATCCAAACCAATAGTTTATCCAACGGAAAACACCATGTGGATAGAGCCTTCTGAAGTAGCTTTAAGTGCGATTTCTGGTCCCTTCGGCATCGTAACCGGCCAAAGATTCAATGTTACAGTTTGGATCAATCTCAATGTAGAATCTATCTGTTGGCAATTCTGGATGCTTTACGACAAGAGCATATTGACAACCACTGCCGCTGGCTACACTGGAACAGGCGGGACGAGGAGTGACTTCTTCGAAAAATCTGGAACAGCAAACCTGTTTCCGTTACAACCAAATCTGAACGAGGAATACAATGCCACCCACAACCGTACCAGTCACGGCGAAACATGGAACGAAATGATTCCAGGCAACCCATATGCGACCGGCTATGGAAGCCTGTCTTGGGTAGAATTTGAAGTAATTGCAGAACCGCCTCAGGGGCAAGAGATAACCACAATGATTGATATTTCCACTTGTTACAATCAACCAAGTCCCCGGACGTATGCCTTGGACCCTAACGGTTACGAGATTCCATTGAGTGAAGTGAAAGACTGTTTGTACACAATTGATTGGAGTCTTTTGGAATATGACGTGGCGAAAACATATACAATTACCGGACCAGCATTCACCATCAGATTCTACAATCCAAACCTCATCAACGCAACATTGGTAATAGATTATTACATGACAACGTGACCCTCATTTCTACTCAATCCTCTTTTTTTTTCAGTCGAGTTTCTTAGAGTATTATCCACAAAGGCTTTTCGCTGTTAGCCTCAAACAATTACTGCAGATGATGAAGGAAGGAAAAGTCAAAATAGAAACCTAGACGTCTGGTAGTTTCCATCCTTCTTTACGTTTCTGGCTAACGATCTTTTGCACATCTTTCTGTTCTAAGGCAAATTTTATGTGTTCGCAATTGTCGGCATCATCAATATTGCATCTTATACCTGATGGTTTGAAAGTAACGTCAACGACTCGATGAAGTTGTCTGTCAAGAATTTTGACTCCATCTTCATCGCAATTAATTTGTTCCATTCGGGGAAGTCGAGTTTCTTTGGCTTTGAGTTCTTCAAGTCGCCTGCGAGAGGAGTCTTCGAGAAAAGCTGCAATGCTCCTATAACCGAATTGAGGGTTTTCTTTGATAAACTGTTCTATCGCTTCAGCAAACTCGCTTTTGATGCTTATATTCTTGTAGGCTCTCGCGCTCAAAATCATCACTAATAGTAACAAAAGCAACATTGCCGCATTTATGCGTTATTCCCTAATTTTACATGATTTTTACGTGAAATTTTATATACTTATCACGCATCCATACATGATTAATCACGCAAAGATGATGTAAATGCAGGGAAAATCAGATTTTAAAAGCATAAGCTTGAAGACAGAACTGGTAGAAGAAATTGAAGAGTTCATCAAAAATAACAAAAGATACCGGAGTATTGCAGAGTTTGTAAGTGAAGCGGCTCGCCTTCGCCTTGAAGAATTGCAAAGAATAAAGGAGGCCCCTAATGTCAAATAGGGCTATTTCTGCGGTTTTACATGACTTGGCTGCCGAGTTCCGAAAGCTTCTGAACGAAGCAAAAAAACGCGTGGAGGCTTAGGTTGGCACCATTAGTTTACGATTTCAGGAAAAACCGTGCCATCAAGAAGCGAGGGCCTAAGCGGAAAATTGTGGAAGGAGAGCAACGTAAGCTTGGCTAATGTTGCGGAAAAGCCTACGGCTGCTGATCTTGTGATGCTGCCTTACCGTGAAGTGCAATGCGATGATACGTTGCGTGAGTGGATTCAGGTCCTTCGCTTTGATTTAATTGACAAGCCCAAGCAGCCTCTTCGTGCGCAGTTGCTTCTAGATCGCCGCTACAAACTTAAGAAGAGCCAGAGCAAGCCTGTGGCCTATTTCCGCATGAGCAGCACTGAACAGTTGATCAAATTGGCGAACACTGCTTTGGCAGTTGCCATAGCCCTAGTCTATTCTGAGCAGGATCTTCTCGAGCCCACGGACGAGCAGATCCGCAATGTGCTGCGTGGTCATTGGCAGATGGCGCAGCCTGACGTATTAAACGCTGTGAAAACGATTCTCCGCGACTTGAAACTGCATCGTATGACTTTGGAGTAATAACGATGTGTCAGTGTAATCTTTGTGGCCCTATTTCGCATAACGAGGCTGAGTTTGACGTTAGTTTCGGCAGCCAGGACAGTGAGCTTAAAGTGTGTCGCTGGTGCGAGGAAGATCTAGCTCTTTTTGGCATGCGTTTTAATCAGCTGGTCCGTTTGCCTAAGCCCGTGAAGTCGCGGCGCATCAGCCTTTCTTTGATTGTTTTGGGGCCTGTTTACACGTTGCTGGAGGCTACGGCGTGATTGCTGTTAGGCGCAAGGTTTTGGATGATTTGCTTGCTGACTCTGAATGGCGCCATCGCTTCGACCAAGCTGAGTCGACTGCGGAAGTTGAAGGTGTCATCGTGGATTATTGTCGGGCTAAAGGAATCAAAATCGTGGAGATAAGAACGTGAAGTTGCGTTTGAGTTCTGATTTTGCAGTCGACACTGACGCTTACAAGCGTGAGGGCTTACGCTTTAGTATATTAGCTATGAGTGGCCATGGCAAGAGCAATGCTGCTGCTGACATTGTTGAAGACGTCCTGGTTAATCACGCTCAAGTAATCATAATTGAGCCTATTCCCGAGTGGCATACGCTCAAAGCGCGCTATAACAATGTTGTCGTGATAGGTGGTCCTTATCAAGACTTGCCTTTAGAGTCGGCTTTCGCTCACGAATATGTTAAGGCTGCTTTGGAGAAGGGCATAAGCCTCGTAGTAAACGTCAGCGACATTGAAGATGATGCGGACCAGGTTAAGTTTGTTTCAAATTTTCTGTGGAATCTTTATCGTCTCGAGCAGAAGTATCGCCGCGTGCTCTTCCTGGTTCTCGAAGAAGCAGATATATGGGCTCCTCAAAATTGGGATGCTACAACCAAGCAAAGCCTCTCGAGAGTAAGCCTGATCGCGAAGCATGGCCGCAAAATCGGCGTCTTCCCAATTCTTATCAGCCAACGCCCAGCAGATCTGCACAAGAGCCCTCTAAGTCAGTGTAACATTAATCTTTTCGGCAAATTCACCAGCCCAGCAGACCTGAACCCTAAAACCGGCATAATGTACGTGGTAAAGAAGCTTCATTTGGCAATAACGGAAGAGCAGATTATGAAACTTGAGACTGGGCAGTTTGTTGTTTCGGACAAAGCCGGAGTACATACAGTTGCGGTTCGCAAGCGCTTATGCCCTCACGGCGCCGACACTCCACTTATCGAAGCTAAGCCTTTCACAGCTGACCTTTCCCATGCCCTAGGTGGTTTGCGTGATGAAATAGCGAAGGCCATAGCAGCCAAGAAAGATGAAGAGTCAGCGGTTAAGCGTCTCGAGAAAGAACGCGACAACCTGAAGCAGCAAGTTCGCGAGCTCCAGGAGAAGGCGAACATCAAACTTTCAGTCAAAGAGATGCTAACAAACGACAATGAGGTCGCGGGTTCGAATCCCGCCCGAGAGGATGTTGATGTTGGAGAGCTGAAGCATGAAATTCTGAGTCTACGTGGTCAAGTGGAGACAGGAAAAGAAACGATTGAGACGCTTAGGAAGCAGGTTGCAGCTGTCGATAAGATTCGTGAGGGCATTAAGGACCTTGGGCTTATGCCTACGCCTATATCTACTCAGATACCTGCAGATAGCAGACAGGTCGGTTTGCAGTCTACTACGACTATCGTTGACGTGTTGCCTGCAGAGAAGTTCGTAACCATAAACACTGACACTGTTCCCGGTAAAGTCCTTGCGGTTGCTAAGAAAGGCAAGCTTGACAGCTATGTAAGACTCGGAGATATCGTCAAAGCTATCCAAGAAGAACGCTGGAACGCAAGCTCTCAACAAGTCAACAATGCTTTAAACGACATGGTGAAAGACGGCTTAATCGCGAAGAAGCACACGGACCGCAACTATTTCTGCCTAGCCCAAGGCGTCAGATTCAAGGAGAGCTAATCATGTCAAACTCTAACTTGATAAAGGAAGGCCATGGATTAACTGATGTTTCTTGTGAGCATGGTAGCCGCTGGATTTGGTGGCCTGGTCCAGACAGAAAAGGGAAATGGGAACAAGTTGTTTGGGCTTGTGACTGTGACTGCTCAGATCCGCCGCGACCATTCAAGAAGCCTCAAATAAAATAGGTGATTCTGTCTTTGGCTCAGGCGCCCAAGCCTAGAAGTAAAAAGGTTTGTGTTTCAAAGTCAAAAGTCAAATTTTACTTCAGTACTGTTCGCACTCGAGTTATTCCTATTCTTAAGCGTGTTGAGGTTGGCGATTACCCAGCCAAGATAGGGCGAATATACGGATGGAGCAAACAGCATGTTAGTTACTATCTCAAGAAGCTTCAAAAAGCTGGTTTAGTGAAGAGAAAGGTCCGGACAAACGTTGTTTTCTACGAGCTCACAAGTAAGGGTAAAAAACTTCTCGTGTCATGTGAGGGTGTCGTTTTTGGCAGTGGCGTGTATCGTTTGCATAGGTGTATGGTTAGGTTCCGAATTGCTAGTGAGGGTGTTTTGCCTGGGGATTTTAGGCGTGTTGAGATGGTGAATTGGACGGCTTTGTTGGGTTTGGAGTGCGGTGTTAAGGTTAGGCATACGAGTAGCAGTTGGATTGTGCATGTTGAGACTTTGTATGGGCGTCATCCTGGTGAGTTGTTTGTTTTGGCGAAGAATCTTGCTGATCGCGTGGCTAAGTCGTTGATGCTGAAGTATGGCTGCAAGCTTAGTGAAGGCGAGATCTGTCGAGGTTACGAGTTAGGTGTTGACGATCCGGTGGCTCAGCTGCTCAGCAGGTATTTCACAGTTAGCACGGGCAAGCGGAAGATGGACCACAGTCCTGGAGAGTTGGAAGGCGAAATTGACCATCTTAGCCGAGACTCTGCAATCGAATATTTGCTTATGCCTGAGCGTGTGAAGGCTTTAGAGGGCAAGGTTGAAGCTATGAATACTAACTTGGAAGAGCTCACTAGCGCCTTGCAGAAGCTTTTCAGTATTGAGCGGCAGCAGCTTGAGGGCCAGAGGAGCATGCAGGATTATGTGGCTTAGGGATGTACGTGGTTTGGAGTGTTTTGCTGTTAAAACTGTTTTTGAATGTTGCGGGAAGAGGCTTAAACTATGCTTTTTTTGTTGAAAGCTTCGTTTTCTAGGCGCTTCTTAAGACTGCGTATTTGTGAGGTTGTTTGGTCTATATTAAACCACGTACATCCAGCATATGCTATACATTGCTCATGGAGGCTTTGCTAAAGTCTTGGCAGCAAATACTAAGGCTGATGTTAAAAAGCGTCGTTCTCCAGAGCAAAAACATGGCAAATACAAGTGGATTAAGACGCTTGTTCGCCGTAATAGTGAGGATATTCGAGAAATAAAACGCATGCTCAGAGGCCTCAGCTACGGGCTTAGGCACCTAATGGATTTTCAGGGTCAATATTTGGTTGACATGGTCTGCCAGGACAGCCGAGACCAAGCTATTCTAGACGTCCTGCGTTCTGCCGGGTCTGACGGGTTGTCGCCTAAAGAGATCCACGCTCGCGTAAGGCGCTACGGCTTGAAATATCATCATATTAGTCGTAGGATTAACCGCATGAATAAGCGTATGCAGAATGAGATAGGTGAGCGTCTGGCCGACAAGGTTGGTTGGAAATGGGCTTTGAGTAATTTCATGCATTGTAATTGGAGTGCCAAGACAAGTGAGATTCATAGCGAATCACATAGCTGACTTGTCTTTATTGTCAACGTTTTAGCATGTAAAAATACGGAGTGAGAAAAGACTAGTCTTCGTTCGAGTTTTCCTTTTCCTTAGCTTTTATGAAATCAATGAACTGCTTAGCTATGTCATATGCACCCTCTTTGATAAGATTCTGAACTATGCTTGCTTGTCTTTCTAGGGATGTTGAAATTGCTGCGGATGTGTCAACTTTGCTATCTTCACTCACAGCAGAAACACCTTTTTCTTGTTCTTTTTCTGGTTTTAAGTATCTTGAATCGTCTAAATAAGCTTTTCTGACGTTTTCCTCGATTTTTTGGGCATCGGGAGCTTCCAAACCAGTTATTTTGGCTAATTGAACCCAAAAGTTAGTTGTTGGAGGGTTTACTTGCCACCTACTGTAAAATTCTTTCCACAATGGTATGTTTAGTATAGTCTCTTTCAGAGCCTTGTTCCTCTCTTCTTCACTAGGGTCATAGGTAAGTTTTTTCCCTAGTACGGTAACTTTTATCCCTCGGCTCTCGATGAGACCATAAGCTCTCAAAGACGCAAGTTTTCTTAGGAATGCGCCACTCACTGATTTGTGGTCTAATAGCTTGGCTGCTACAAGTTGGTCAGGAGCTTCTTCAGATTTGAATTGTTCATAAAGTTTCTTTGTAGCCTCAAATAATAGAGGATATATGCGCATGTCGGGAATTTCATATTTTCCAACTTTCAAACGGGTCAACTCTTTACTGTTTTTTACTATCCATATTTACTATCTAATTTATAAATCTTACTGTCAAGCGTAGTAAAATTTAAATAGTAGAAATGGTAAAGCTCTCAATATCGAGAGGATACGGTCGTTCAAGTCAAACATCCTTTTGATGGAGTTGACCTGTGTGAAGGAGTCAAGCCCAACAAATAACATAGTTGCTTTGAAGTCAAATAGAGCTAAGGGTGGAATGGTTAGTTATTCTGCAATAGTTGTTCAGTATAGCCATACCAAGCGAGTTGAAGCTCATGCTTTTGAAGCTAGAAGTGAAAGTGGAAATGGACACCGTCAAGAAGACTTAAAAAGGCATCATCTTAGACAAAGTGTTGGTTGAAGTGTATAAGTTTCAATGCCGTGCTACAGATGCGTTTCGAGACGACATTCACAAATTGGATAATGTTATAAGAAAGCGTATAGACAAGGTGATTTCAGAAGTCCTTTTCGAGAATCCTTACAATTCAAAACGTGTGTCTGCACGGGAACATAAAGGTAAAAGAATCGTTAGAGTGGGGGATTACAGACTCGTATTTGCCATTTGTGAGGAATGTAGAAGATTTGGGTTTAATGCTTTAATAAAGTGTAAGGATTGTAAGAAGCATGGTTCAAACAACGTCATACTATTTTCAGTTTCTCATAGAAGTATTTCATATAGAGGTTTCTAGTTTACGGGCTGATATTTTTGTATTTTCCCGACCCTAGCGTCAGCAATTCCTCTTTCAAGAGCCTCACATGCTTTCTTGTCCATCAAAAGTGACAGAGTCTCTTCAGAATCATCATCGAGTAGAAACCACGAGCGTGCATCATCTCGTTCAATCCTACCTAAGATTTGGTCAGAAGGCTTAGTATGACGAATTAGCTTTTCCCCGAACAGAAGCGGTATATCATAAGTCACTTCTTTTATTGCTTTTCCAGAATATGAAGCAAATTCGTTGACAGTTCTATTCATATATCCTAGAATCTCTCGGTTTGTCTCTAGAAGACCAGAAAATTGCTTTAGAAGTTCACGTCCTTTATTACTTATGAATATATATGTTCCTTGCTTTTCTAATAGGTCATTGTTAAGCATGCATTCTAAGTCTTTCAGTACTTCATTACTCATTGGACCAAAATCCCATCGGTAAAATAAATAGTCAAAAGCTTTTACTCTATCCTTTACCATCTTGGTTTGAGCTTGAAAAATCATCTTCATGAGTTTCACTTTACCAGTAATTCTATAACCTTTCCTTTGGGTTTGGTCAATCAGAAATAACATGAGCAAACGATTTGTAAGAATTTCTCTATCAGTTCGTTGCTCCATCAATTAGGCATCCATATTATTCTAGTGTAATACTCTTAATTTAGCTTTGTCTATGACTCAAATTGACAGAATAAAAATCTTATGGAATAAAGCTCTGGAATAGTAATCTACAAATAAAACTAACCCATAACTTTACAGAACTCGGCAGATTCTTCCGCAAGAAAACAGAGATGAAAGAAAACAGGAGAAGGGGAAGGAAAAGTAATATTCTAGGCTGTTGGTTGTGGGGGTCCTGGTCCTGTGGCTGCCTGTCTAGCTTGCTCCCATTTTGCTTTCCATGCAACTATCATCTTCCAGAGTTTTTCTAATGCGTAGATTAGCATCATGCCTGGTCCTGTGTTGATTATTATCGTTACAATTTGGTCGATTATGGCGCCGTATTGAGTGACTGCTGTTGCTGGCTGTATCCTTAAAGCAAAAGCGATAACTGCCACAATCAGCGTTATGAGAAGCGTTTTTGCGAATTTCATTCCGTCAAAAGTTTGTCCGGTGCTGGTTGCTGCCAGAAGCCCTAAAATGCTGTAGAAAAGCCAAGCCACAACTATCCAGCCTAAGGTTGTGGTGGCTTCGGGAGTTTCAGGTGTTTCGTCTTGAGCCCAGACCGTAGGAGTCAAGGCTCCTATAGTTAGACACAAGAGCGCTAAAACTGCGGCCACAAAAATGATTGGTTTCTTCATTGTGGGCTTTCACCTCCTCTCTATCCAGTTTTGAAGGCGATTTCTTCTACAGGCGTCGGCTGTTGTTTCGCTGTGCGTTTCTGCTTGGCTTTGCTGTTGATTTCCTTCTCTATTTCGGGCAGTTTCAAGGGCCAGCCTAATGCTTTTAGTTCTGTGATCATTTTGTCTGCTTGTGCAAAGTTTTGTTTGGCTGATTTGAGGCTGGCGTAAACTGTTGGCGGGTCCAGGTTAAGCTTGCGAGCGATTTTGTATGCTGATAGGCCTTGCAGATGGAGTTTGAGAATTTCGTGCATTTGCTTGGTTAGGCGCAAGTAAATCATATGTTCTTGGTTTTTTATTGTTTTTAAGGCTTATTAGTAGTTCATTTAATTAAACAAACTCCTAATAACCTTCTTTTCGAAGTTACAGCAATTTTTCCTTTTAGATTGTCATGCGCTGGAATCCTTTAGCCTTTCTCAGACGTAAAGTCGCAACTGAAACAGCAGACTCTCCAGGCATCCGTGGCGCGGGAGAGTCTAGCCAGGCAAAGTTTGGCGATCCGGTCACTGACGCTGACTTGCTTTTTGCCGTTAAACGTGAGCCTGTAGCCCATCGCATTGTTTTTCAGGTGGCGCATGACGTTTTTGATAATTGGTTTGAAGTTGTTGAGGTTGCTGAGAAGCCGGATCCTGAGTTTGATAAGGCTGTGCAGAAGGTTCTCAGCAGCTTAAACGCTAAGGCTGTTTTTACTCAGGCCGCGGTTTTTGAGCGTCTCTTGGGCTGGTCAATCGTAGTCATAGGCTTCGTTGACCACGGAGAAAGCCTTCAGTCTCGTGTTGAAAAACCTCAGGAAATTAAGGACCTGGCTGTTTATAGCCCATTGACGTTTACGGTGCAAATGTCTGACGAGGACAAGGACAAAGACAGCTCACGTTTTGGTCTTCCTATTTTGTATGAACTCTCAAGAGGGCAAGGCGCCGAGAAAACTAAGGTCCATTACAGCCGCGTGATTCATTTCGCGACTCGACTGCTGGACCATCCATACAAGGGTTTGAGTGCCTTGCAGTCGGTTTATGACGATTTGACTGTTCTGCGGAATGTTCGCTGGGGCATGGGACAAACAATGTTCCGTTATGGCAGCGGCTTCCCAGACATCGAGCTTCAAGGCGCCACTAAAAAGCAGCTGGACGATTTTGAGGCTAGTCAACAATTTAAGAATTTGCAGTCTCGCACGTATTTTCTGCACAACGAGAAGCAGACGGTTGAGTTCAAAGGCTTAGCCGGTCGAGCCTTGAACCCTGAGCCCTACTACGTACCTATAATGGAAAACATAAGCGCGGCGAGTGGTATTCCTCTGGCTATTTTGCGAGGTGCCCAGGCTGGAGCATTAACCGGCAGCGACGTGAACGAGCGTGAATATTTCAAGCTAATTTCTGATTTGCAGAGCCTATACGAGCCGTATCTTTGGCAGCTAATCGACTTGCTCATGGAAACAGGCCAGATTCCAGAGGTTGAGGATTACGAGATTCGTTGGGCTGGCGGTTTCGAGATGAACGAGCTTGACAAAAGCACAGCGGATCTGAACCGCGCTAGGGCTGATGATGTACGTAGTAAGTTTTTGACGGTTAATGAGCTGCGAGCTCGTATGGACCCGCCTTTAGACGCGTTGCCTAGTCCTGAGGGCGATGTCGTTCCCGGTTTGCTGCAGAAGCAGGAGCCGGTTTTACAGTCATCAAAAGAAAAGGAGGAAAAAGAAGAAAATGAGGCAGATAGGAATAAGCCTGGCTGAGGTCGACGCCACCAAAATCATCGAAGATTCCGACGACTTTCTAATAGTGCCAGCTATTATTGCTCGTGAAGGAGTTTTCCCTTATCCAGAAGGCAAAGCGTACAAGCCAGCTGCAGAATTGAAAGAAGCTGCCTGGACAGCTGAAGGCGCTTGGATAGTGCCGGAAAAGCATCCGGACACTTTGATTGTTACTGACCGCAAAGACATAGTGGGCAGGGTTGAAAAACCATTCTTCTGTGATGAAATCAGCGGTATAAAGGGAAATCTTAGGATTAACAAGAAAAAAGCGAAGCCAAACTTTGTAGCTGATGTTAAGTCTGGTAAACGTAAAGATGTTAGCATTGGCTTCTTCTACGATTTCGATGAAACTCCTGGACTATTTAAAGGCGAAAAATACGATTTCGTGCAGAGAAACATCCTAATGAATCATGTGGCTGCTGGCGTGCCTGTTGGTCGTTGCCGATCGCCTTTCTGCGGTATAGCTGTAGATTCTTTTATTCGCAAATTTGCTACTGACCCGTGGGAAGAAACTGAAGAGTACATTCGAAGCGGACATAAAGAGGCCAGCGATACATGCCGTACTATTGTCGTGAGCGAAGAGCAGGGCATCAAGGCTGTCTATTGCAAGTATGGCAAAGATTGGGATATTCAAAGCTACCTTTTCAGCAAAGCGAAAGACTGGACGATAGAGAAGGCTAAAGCATGGTTTGCTGAGCACAAAAAGACTGCTGACGCCGCTAACGAAATGTCTCTCGAGGAGATTAAGCAGAAAATTGCCGAGTTCGCGAAAGAGCGAGACAGAATAATGGATGTTCTCTATCCTAGCACAAAGTTGACTGAAGAAGAACAAACGAAGCTTCGCGGTCAGCTGACGGTTTTGGACGCGCAAATCAGGGCTTTTGAAAATATTCTGCAGGAAAAAATCAAGGCTGGAGCCACAACTGACACCAAAAAGAAGCCTGCGGTCCCGACGCCTTCAGCGGATCCTTTCAAAGAGATTGAACGTGCTAGGCGACTCCTTGAATCATAATCACTCGAGGAAATCGTGTGGTAGAATTGTGTCGAGATGATGATGCACGCCACCACGACGGGGCGTTATAAATAGCGAAAATGCTGAGGAAAAAAGAATGCCTGATAATCAAACTGGTGAGTCTGAAAAGAAAGATGAGCACGGATGCGTAGTTGGTAAGGAAAAATGGAATGGAGAGAAATGCGTTCCAATTGAAGGCGACGCTTCGAATCCGAATCCGACTGCAAAAATGAGCATAGACCAGGCCTTAGCGGAAAATGCAGCTCTCAAAACAGAAGTCAAGGATCTCAAGAGGACTGTTGGCGAGCTAGCTGTGCAGCTTAAAGCGGCAAATGATGTTCTGGAAGCACAAGAAAAGGGCAAGCTCATTGGCGAGATACTGCCCCGAAGCAAATTCACGATCGAGGATCTCGCGGGCAAATCTCTCGAGGAGCTGCAGCGCATTCGATTGACGCTGGACCAGGCTAAGCTGCCTACGTACAAGAATATTCATCTCGGGTCTCATCTCGGGCCTGTAGGTGCTGACGAAGGCAGGGACGATGGCTTGACTGTCGGCGACTTGAGCGTTGTCACTGAACAGAAGCGCAAGGCAGCAGCTGGGAGGGCTTAGACATGCCACAGTTTTTACCTAAACCGGCAAATCAGATCCTAGTAGCCGGAAACCCGTTAACTGCTGAGATGGAAATAGGCGCGAATGCAACAGCAGCCAAGATGCTTCCAGGAAGACTCGTAATTTTTGATGCAGTTGACGGAACGGTGAAAGAGGCTGGTGCCAAAGCTGACAATGTTGAGGGCATTTTGGACGTAGCTCCAGACAAGCTCGAGTCAGAAGCATATGCTGTCGGAGACCAAGCCAGAATCATTGTTGGTGAATGCATCGCGAAATTGACGCTTCTGGCCAGCGAAAACGTTACTCGAGGAGATCCTCTTGTCTCAGCTGCAGACGGCAAGGTAGCCAAGCAAACCGTTGGCGCCATGGGCGCCCAAGGCTCCGTTATCGGCTGGGCTTGGGAATCAAGCAACGTCACTGTCGACGCAGAGATTCTAGTGCATTACAAGAAGAACGCTGAGCCTGCTGCAGCAAGCTAGGAGTGATTTTGTATGAAGACTTTGAGAAAAGTGGGTTTAGAAACTGGAGCTCTGACTGACGAGGAGATCCGATACATCGACACCCGAGTTGTCGAAACAGTGAGGCCCTTACTCGTTGGGCGTAGACTGTTTCCAGTGTTCCGTTTGCCTCATGCAGGCTTCAAAACAGTCAGGGGCTATAAGGAAACTGACATGAGCCCAGCGACAATCGACATGAACGGTGATACAGACTCTTTTGACAGAATCGAGCTCGAGGGCTTCGATGTTAAGGTGCCTGTGATATCCAAAGGGTTCAAGCTGAACTGGAGAGACATAATTGCGGCTCGCAACGGCGGAATACCGATTGACACTCGCAGCGTGGAGAACGCTTCAAGACAATGCGCAGAAGAGGAAGACAAACTCTTGCTTTCGGGAGAGTACACCGGTTGGCGAGCTCTCGGAATCGAGGGCGTAATGACAGCCACGGGAAGAAACACTAAGGCCAGCGCTGGAGCGTGGCCAGCAAACAGCCTGACCGATTGTAGCGCTGCGATCGGAGAACTTGAAACCGACGGACACTATGGACCTTACGCTCTTATACTGCGAAGTTCTTGGCTTGCAAAACTTCGAGCCCTAGTGACTAACACGGCTGTTAAATGGCTTGATGTGATCAAGGATCTCTTTTCAGCCGGCATCTACGTCAGCGACAACTTATACACCAGCGGCGGCGCCTTAACAAGCGCGGCTATCGTTGAGCCTGGGCAGGAAAACTTTGAAGCCGTAATCGGTCAAGACTTATCCACATTCATGCAGCAAGACAGAAGCATGAACACTTTCGGGAAGGTTTTCGAGGTCGTGGTCCCGCGCGTCAAACGACCCACCAGCATTTGTGAACTGACTGGGTTGACTTAAGCGGGACCAGGTTAATCCAGTCTCCCTTCTCCCCTTTCGTAGTTTTTCTACAAAACAATGATGGAGGTCGAACCGTGAAATTCAAGATATTACCGAAAGTGCATGGCTTCACAGACGCCAAGGGCGTTCATCACTTGCCTGGCGAGATAGTGGATCTCCCAACTTCGTACGAGGGCGAGACTTGGCTGGAAAAGGTTGAGATTGAAAAGCCTAAGCCCGCCATGGTAGAAGTAAAAGCTGAAGGAGAAACTAAGCCTGAAGCTGAAGAACCGAAGCCAAGCCCTTTAGAGAAAACGGAGAAGAAAGGAAAAAAGTCAAAGTCTTAGTGGGCATTCCGTTGACGGAGCCCAGCTACTATATTCAGTTTCGCGATGTTGTAGTCGACAGCATAAAAGCAGCCATGCAAGATATGCCTGGCATAAATTATGAAATCGTTGTTAACACTCCTACCAGCGATAAGGATGTACGTGGTGTTGTTGAAGCCTCTAACTTTCTTGTCGACAAGTGCCTGTGTGAAGGCTGGGATTACCTGTGGATAGTTGAAGGCGATATCCAAGTTCCCGGGCATGCTTTCAGAAGGCTATATTGCCCAAGGGCTGACATCAACCTAGGTGTTTACCCGAACCATCGTGATGACGTTTTGAAGATGATGGCTGGCTACTTCAGAGATAGGCCTCCTGGTAATCCGCCTGAAATAGTAAACGTTTACGACAAAGCAAAGCTTGAGGGCAAAGTCTTCACGGGCATGGTTTGTGCTGGTGTTGGCTGCTGCTTGATTCATAGGCGAGTTTTCGAGAGTGGCCTGCGGTTCGTTTATGACGTTCACCGTTTTAGAGTGAAGGTCGGCGGTCACGACCAGCTGTTTCTGTATGAGGCTCAGAAGGTTGGGTTTAAGGTGTTTCTGCATGGCGATGTACTCTGTGGACATTTGCCTGAGTGGGGGCTCGAAAAGCTTGCATGAAGCTGCCCTCGAGTTTCTAGCCAAAGTTAAGACACAGTTTCCAAGAAATTTTAGGGATGCGAAAGTTTTGGAGCTTGGCAGCTTGAATATTAATGGTTCACCACGACCCTTCTTTGAAGACTGCTGTTATGTTGGTGTGGATTGGCGTGAAGGTCCAGACGTGGACCTGGTGGCTTTTGCTTCAGATTTGAAGTATCCTGATGAAATGTTTGATACCGTAGTCTCTACGGAGATGTTTGAGCATGATTGCTTTGCTAAAGTGAGTTTTGTTAATGCGCTTCGGATGCTGAAGAAAGGCGGCTTATTCGTTTTTACGTGTGCAAATGGGAAAAGAAAGCCTCACGAGATTCGCGCTGGCTTTGGCGGTTATTATAAGGGCGTCACGAAGTTTCAGGTTATCGAGTGGCTGCTGAATTATGGCCAGTTTTCAAAGTTCTGCCTTGAAGAGGAAGGCGAAGATTTGAGAGGCTGGGTTGTGAAGTGACGGACCGGGAAATTGAGAAGTTTTTTGTTACGCCTTGCGACAGGATATTGATTGCTCTCTTGCAAAAGGGTGAAGCTTCAAATAGTGTTTTGGCTAAGGCTGTGGGGCTGCATCCTGTTCATTTGTGTCGGCTGCTGAGCTGGTTGAGGAATGGCGGCTTGGTTTGGAGGAAGCGGGTTTATGGTCGAGGGTTAGGCGGCGGAATTAAGCGTGTAAACAGGTTGACGAGCAAAGGCCGTGAGATGGCCGAACTTGGCTTGCAGCGGCTTGAAATATTGAAGCGAGAGCTTTCTCAAAAGGAACTTAAAAAAATGCAATTCTGGGCTGAAGGTCCTGCTGACTCTTCTAGCTAGTGCGCGCAAATAAGCATCAGACAATTCTGCAAAGCGTCCAAGCTGAAATTATTGAGAACCTAGAAGTCGACCGTTTTATAATACTTCCGCTATCGTTAGAACTATATTCATGCAAATTGTTGCCCAATACTCATTCAACAATGGAAGAAAATTCCTCGAAAAACACCATAAGTCAGAACTTAGCGAGATCAAAGAGGTTATCTCCTTAGTTGTTGGGTCTCATCTGAAGACGAAAATAAGTAAAGAAAAGATAATGCTGGGGAAGGCTCTATGTCTTAAGTTTGGTGCTAGGAATGATATTATAGAACCTTGTTCCGCAAATTTTATCTTCAGATTGAACTATTGGAGATTAGGAGAAAGGAAAATGAAGAAAATGCTTTCATTTTTAATGATCGGCTTAATCTGCTGTGCAACTATTTTGACGTTTGTAACCATTGTCAGAGCTGAGGCAGTCAACATCACGCTGATGTCCAGGAAGCTGGACAATTCCACTCAAAATCTTGGAACAATGACTGTTGAACCTGAGTCGCCTCCTCAACCTCCAGTTCCCAATCTTCCGCGAATTGTGACTAGAGACACGCGCCCACTTCCCTATCAAGCGTTTTTCATTCCACCGTCTCGGCATGTGATACATCACTGGGAATACAGTGGCGGTATCTACGTACAAGATGCATCTATGCCTTTACCTGGGGTAAATGTGTACGTCAATGGGCCCAGTCCAGCTTTGCTGGTTGCAGTTTACGAAGAAGTCCCAGCCACAATTCACTTAGAATCTAGGGAGCTTGATGGTTCAACTGCCAATCTTGGCACGATGGATTTCACTGGAGCCTATTCACTTCCCCTTCCGTACAACATACAAAAGATGGTTAGTGGGTCCCCATATTACGCGAAATATTATCCTCCTCCACAACATCTGTTCGATCATTGGGAGACGACTGATGGAGTTTGGGTGCCGAACCCAAATATCGGTCCTGAGACAGACGTGTATGTTAGCTACGATGGGACCCTCAGAGCAGTCTACAAAGATTCTCCGTTGCCACCATACGATGTGACTATCGCTGCCTACTGCTACAGCGAGGGAACTGATCCAGGCGTTCTAATCTCGCCTGCAGGAGTCTCCACTCCTCGCACATTTACGGGTCTGGTAGGAACCAACGAATTCACCGTTCCAAACCTTGATCCAAGTGGACACACTTTCAGGCAGTGGAGCAACGATGAAGAAAGTACAACGATATCGGTGAGTGAAGCTGGGACATATACAGCTTATTACGACGTTAATCAAAAGCCAATCGCAGTGCTTGACGTTGACCCTGATCCGCCGGTTGTGAGTGTTGGTGCTCATGTTTGGTTCTATGGCATAAATTCATATGATCCTGATGGCGACCAAATTGTGGCTTTTTTCTTCGATTTTGGAGATGGTCAAAACAGCGGCTGGCTCAACTACCCCACCGTAGCAGACACTCATAATTATAGCGCATCAGATGAATATTGGGCCAAGCTCATGGTAAAAGACAATTATGGTCTGGAAAGCGATTGGTGCACTGAAGTAAAAATCACCGTTCTTTCAATACCAGGTTCACCTGTGGCCATTCTAGAAGCTACTCCCCTTTTACAGGAGCTAGGATCTCCAGTGACATTTGACGCTTCTCAATCTTATGATTCAGATGGTTGGATTGAGATATACTGCTTTGATTATGGAGACGGCGTGACAGAATGGACATCGGATTCCGTTAGGGTTCACGTTTACAGCCAAGGAGGAGACTATTCTGCAAAAGTACTTGTTTCAGACAACAACGAGCTGGACTCTTGGAGTCAACCAGTCGAAGTTACCGTAACCCAATTCCCAGAAGCACATTTCGTTCTCAGCGGACCTGATACAAGCTTCACTCCAAACATAATATGTGAAAAATCAAATGCTGAGTTCAATGCTCTTCCAAGTTATGATCCTGACGGAACTATAGTTAGTTATTCGTGGAATTTTGGAGACGGAGCCACAGTAACCGAAGATGATCCGGTCACGTATCACACATATGTTTCCAGCGGACCCTATACAGTGACTCTCACAGTTACAGATAATAAGGGCGCAACAGCGTTCACTTCGAGGAGCATTTTTATCGACTCCCTAAAATGGGTAGTTTACTTCGAGGTTGATTATATGACTGGACACGAGCCTTCAGACTCTGCATTGGAATACATTCATCAGTATTTCACGGACAACGGAATCTACGTGTATTTCTTCATAGACGACGAAATCCCGTTGGATGAAGGCGTTGATGCCACTGAATTCTGGCAGTATGAAAACCAGTACAATGATGTGTGGAAGCTTGATGATCGCGCCCAAGGAAACATAGCAAATGCCAAGTATACTCTTAAAGAAAAGTGGATTCTTTACGGAACAGTTGACGCCACTGGGAATGCCCATGGATACTCATATGGCAACACCAACGCCGGGAACTACATATTCATTGCGGATCAAACAAACGATATCTGGGCAGACTCAAATGCTCGCACACACGATGACGTTGAGACTGTTGTTTTGATGCATGAAATTGGCCACGCAATTGGAATATCCGTTGAAGATGTGCCTGGAACTGATCCTGATGGCGATGGTACACCCGAAGATTATGATGACAATTCTTGGTCGGTCATGGCTCTTGGTCCATCAGGCGATCAATGCGATGCTACACCAATAAGATATAGTTCAGAGTATTGGGAAGAAAAGAACTTGGAGTTCTACACGCTCTCAGGATCGACCTTGAGAATCGCGGCCTATTCACCCGTCAACATAATGGTGACAGATCCTTTCGGAAGAAGAGTCGGATTTGATTCTGATTCAGGAGAAACGCTCAATGAGATTACTGGAGCGACATATACTGGTCCAGGTACTGAACCCCAAGAGATTTACATTCCAGAACCACTAGAAGGCGATTACGTCGTTCAGGTTTTTGGGACAGGAGTTGGAGCATACGAAATAACACTGGAGTCTGTTGTTAATGGTTCAATTACTGACAGTGATTCTTGGCAAGGCACGACCACGATTGGCGAACAGCACGAAGAAACTTGCAGATTGGACGAAGACGGTGCTATTGTGTTGCCTCATGACGTTGGAGTAACGAGCATTTCAACTTCGAAAACTGTAGTTGGACAGGGCTTCACTATGTCTATTAATTTTTCAGTCGAAAACGAGGGCAACTACACGGAAACGTTTGACGCAACCGTTTACGTTAATGAAACAATCATCACCACATTTGAAAACATAATCCTGACTCCAAAGAGCCACACTGACCTTATCTATGTTTGGAACACCACAGACTTTGCCAAAGGCAACTACACAATAAGTGTCTACATAGAACCTGTTCTGGACGAGATAGACGTCTATGACAACGACCTTACTGGCGGCACTGTTTATGTTGGCATTCCTGGTGACATCGATGGCAATGGCATTGTTGAAGTCAAAGACCTATTGGCTATCGCTTTAGCCTACGGTAGCTACCCAGGAAAAGTCGGTTACCAAGCAAACTTGGATATAAATGGCAACGAGTTCATAGACGTAAAAGACATACTCATAGCAGCAATAAACTACGGGCAACACTACCCATAGCTCCTCCTTCTATCGTGACAAGTCGCAAGATAGGTGTCAGTCTTATCTAGAGACATAAGCCTATCGTGCAATGCTCAGAATTGTTAGTTTTTTAGTTTTCTTGTTAAGATTTGCTTTTAAACGTGCAAATCGGCTTGTTTTTTTAGTGAAAATGGATTGAAAGAACAAAGAAGGGCACATTCAGGCAAAGTCAAACGCATCTATGTTTGGCGTCCAGTAAAAATCGACATGAATAGGCGCATTGAAGTTTGGCGTCCACTCGCGAATCTGACCAAGGTTCAGCTGAAGAAGGCGTTGAAAGTCGACCTCATCAATGGAGTTAAGAAGGCATTAATAGACGTTGACGAGAATGTGCTGGAACTCGACCTTGTTGTCGATAACGGTTTGGATGCTCTGTGCGGTCAAGGTTTTGACAGTAGCGGTAGCAGACCTGCAGTTTTCAATTACGTGGCTATCGGTACGGATGGCACGGCGCCAAGTAACTCGCAGACAGCTTTAGGTTCAGAGTCAATGCGTGTTCAAGGCACATATGCCAAGGATGCTCCAGTCGGAGAGTGTAGCATGGACGCAACATTCAACATAACGCAGACGTTAGCCCTCCAAGAATGCGGACTTTTCAATGACCCTTCTGCTGGAACGATGTATTGCAGAGACACGTACTCGGTGAAAAACGTGGTTTCAGGTGATACGGTAAAAGTTTACTACACTCCGAAGTTTCAACGCCCAACCTAAGAATCTTTTGCACCTTAGCCCAGTGGAGTTACTTTCCATGTGCCTTAGCAGAATGCGTGAATATTGGCGGATGCGTCACCTAGCCCGAGTTCAGGTTATTGAGCAGAACAAACGGCCTGCACCGATTAACGTGACCACATTTTTTAGACCAGCAACTGTTGAAGCCCTTGCAGCAGACATTGTGAGGTCTGCTTTTCGGAACATTGGTGGTTCAGCTGACTGTATTTTCTCTTGGGTTCAAGAAAACATCAAGCTGCTGCCTGAACCCAAGGATTACTGGAAAATGCCCAGTGAAACTCTCAAGGACCGGACTGGCGATTGTGAGGACGCGGCGATTTTGTTGGCGAATCTTTTGGTGGCGGCTGGCTATCCATACTATAAGGTGTTGGTCTGCGTCTATGATACGCCCGATGGTTTTCATGCTGTTGTCGATTTTGACGGCAGAGTTCTTGATCCATCGAATCCGAAGTTGACGAGAGCCCCACTGGGCTGGGAGTTATGGTATTGTTGGAATCGGAATAATGCCTATACGCTAAAGGAGAACGTTAGTAAATGGCAGAGACCATAAGAAAGTATTGGAGAAGGCTAGTGTTAGCTGTAATTCTAGTGTTCGTAGTTGCTAGTGGCCTGTTTCTCGGCGGCATTCCTCCAGTCGTAATTCCGCCTACGCCGCCCGTTGGAGGCATTTATTCAACTGACTTGTACGTTAATGCTTTCAACGTAGAGACGGGGAGAGATGGCTGGCAACGTGTGGGAGCTTCGCCTTGGATAGACGCTGAAGACTATAGCACAAATTACATTTATTCAACCGTCAATCTTGAGAAGATAGGAAATTTTACATTCCCAAACATGCCTGGAGACGCTGCAAGTGTCATAAATGCTACTCTATACGCTAAAATCAAAACCGTAGCTGGCGCCATTAGACTTGAAATTATGTTATGGAACGGTTCTTGGCGAACAGGAATATACGCCGGAACAAATAACGAGCTTGTATGGGTTTCCACGAATGTTACAGCAATTTTGGATACAATTATTGAAGTCAACAACGCTGAAATCTATATAATTGCCTCAAACGCAGCGGCAACCTATAATGACATAGTTGACTGCGTATATCTGAAAGTGTACTATAACGTCAATGAGCCTCCCGAATGCACTTACTATGAAGTTTCGCCAAAGCACATTGGAAAAGTCTGCAATTTCACTTTTAACTGGACGTCTGGCACTGGATTAGAATATGTGATTTTCAGCTGGGATAGCGGAACTGGCTCTATGCAGAATGATACAGCGTTTGACCCTTGGGACGGTTCACCATCTACCGGTCAAGTAACCATAACAAAATTGCTGCCAATGCAGCTGCTAGTCATAAAATATCAATGTTATGCCAATGACACAACTGGCTGGGGAGACAGTGGCTTACTGAATTTCACTAGCATAACGGAAATTGAGTTAGAAACGCAGACGCTCAATGCAACGTCATACAACAATTATTCGATTCCTACTGTTTGGGTTCCTATCTACATGGATAAAACTTTTCTAGCGCAAGCGCCCGGCGCGTGGGTTGATTGTTTTAACGCAAGTGCTGAAGGCTATTACCGATGGATAAAACTGACTGACATTGACGCTGAGTACAATTACGTCAAAGGGTATGAAATCCAAGTTATCGCCTCTGCTGTATGGAAAAACTGCACAGCTGTCTATTCTTCATGTGGAGGCGAAAATCAAACACATTTTATTGACGGTAACACGACAACTTATTGGTATCATAGCTCGACACATAACCACGAAATTATAGTTGATATTGGCGAAAGCGTCAGAACGTATGGCCTTCACATATTTATGGAAAATCAAGGTGATTGGGTTGGAGTTGACGTTTATGGCGCGCCGGAGCAAGGATGGTATGTCAACGGAACATCGCCTTATGTGAATGCTTCGGACTACCCGGCAAATTACATCTACCAAAATAGAACAAACCAAATTTCAGCGATAGTCAATTTTCAAAGCACAAGTTACATTTCGGTTAAGCAAGCTACTTTATTTGCTAACATAAGCATTTCTGACACTGGCAAAAAGATTGAAGCTCAGTATGAAAATAGAAGTGAATGGATAGTAATCCAGCTTAACGTCACTCAAGCGAACACATGGACCCTAGTAAACACAACCATAGAAGCTAATTTCACTGAAAATTGGTTGATCTACTCACTTAATGTTAGATTTAGGACTATTGGAGGGGACGCAACTTTTAGAGTTGACGAAACATATCTAGTCATTCAAGTCGTCAACATGACTGGTATTGAAACAGCATTTTCTTCAGCAACTACAGGTCGCAATGCGATTCATTATCAAACAGACGTTATTAACGCGATGTTCTTCGGCTTCCTGGATACGAATGCGAAATGGTATAAAATAATCGCTTTTAACTTGCTAACTTTGGAATGGACTAACACGTCAGACATTGCCGATGCCGGAGCATGGGGAGATGACCCTCACTGGGCTCCGACAACTGGAGCTTTGCCAAATGGTAGCATAGCCGTCTTTTATGGCTACATGTCAAAACTCAAGTATCGAGTAACTACTTACTCAGCTAAAGAAGAAGCTAATCTAACGAAACTGATCTCAAATTGGAATGCTGAAACAAACATAACTGCGTCAAATTTGGTTGGTTACCCAGACGCAATAACACTATCAAACAAAACCCTGATTTTCTGTAGAGAAGGCGGCTCATCAGATGGAGACACATTCCAATATACTTACGAAAATAACGCATGGTCAACAAAGAATCTCACATATTTCGTGCAAAAGGACTCTGAAGATCTATATTTCTGCGTTTATGGAGCACCCACAAAAATTAATGACACAAAAATCTACTACACTTACTCAAGAAACGCTAACGCAACCGGGAGAGATCACGTTTATCTTATAGTCAGCCTTGACGGAGGCTTAACATGGAAGCATTGGAATGGCACAACTTTAACCACACCCATTGAAGGTGAAACAGCAAAAGTCTTGAATCAGACAACAATATGCAATTATGCTGATAACCGCCTTTCAGTTTGGGACGACGAAAACAACAAGACAAACATTCTTTATTCATACTGCGCTAACGGCTTTCCATATTGGTATCCCATGAACGGCTCAGAATTTCGCTTGGCAATAGCCCTAGCAAATGACACTGTGCCAAACGCTATAGAATGGACTAATCAGACGTTGAAAGATGAAGACGGTCAAGATTTGATGGGTCAAACATGTGCATTCTATGACAATAAACTTAACAAGACAACGTTATGGGTTGGTCCATTTCATCATGCCTTCCAATATCCAACTAAGTATTTCCGTGTTAACGGAAGCGATTTTACATTCTGGAAATATTACGTTTATACGGAAGCAAAAACGCCACTAAGCTCTATCTATCCGATTCTTGATTATACAGCGCCGTTTGAGGCTAGAGGAGAGAAATACATACGTGGAATTTGTGGTTATGAAGACGAATTGCCTTATCAGATGTGGGCTAACAAAACATGGCTTTTCAAATTCACAGCAACAAGAGACGAAACGGTCACGTCTATCGCGTTAAGAATCTACAATAATGGAACCACTGACGAAGAAATACCTTATTGGGTTGTTATCTACAATGAGACTGAACATATTTTAGCCAAAGGATATGAGCAATCATTAATGGGAGTTAAAGATGCGCCTCCATTCGATTGGTGGCAATTTACTTCGCTCAATCAGACCGTTAATGTGACTAAAGGCACGAAGTATTGGGTTGGCGTAATCGGAATGGACGACAATAACTTTATCTTCTATGACAACGTGACTAACGGCTGCTTCAATGGCACAGCTGTCTACATAAACAACTTGGCACAGCCAGACTACTTAGGAGACAATGGAGACCGCGTTTATTACAACCGTACAGCCAGCATTTACGTGTCTGCTAGCAAGGCAGTTTTCTACGGTTTATGGTATGAACCAATTTCTCTAATTAATGGACCTTACGGAGCCCAAGCTGATGTTGAAACTACACTATATTGCAAATGGGCAGACCCAAGCGGCTTAAGCCATAGCGAATTATGGACTAACAATACAGGTCCATGGGCGCTCGTTGAAACAATAAGTCTCGGAAATGAAACGACAACTTGGCACAATAAGACAATTACAATAAATTCTTCTGCAACATGTGTATTATTCGAGTTTCGGGCAAATTGTTCAACAGGAAAATGGGGAACAACCGGAATCAAAACCTTGATGACTTATACGCCTCTGGATGTTGGATGGACGTCTTTTGCTCCGTGGGACCTTGATGTAGGAAAAACTCTCGGTCAAGTTAATGCTAGCTTAAATTTTGACAATATTGATTGGAAGTATATTGGAGTCCAGTATCCAAATGGCTCTCAACCCTACGTCTTCGTTAAAGATTACTCGTTAAACGCTGATGTGCAACTAGAAGCAGACGTCACGATATTCATCTTTTCGAATGTGGCTGATAAGTGGTATCATAATTATGACTGACCCATTTGTTGTGCACGGCAAAGCAATAAAAAACGGCGTCCCTCAAAGCGGTTATTCAGTCAAGATCCGCAATGACACAAAATCTGAGGAACATACGGTAACAACTAACAGCGCTGGAGAATATGGCCATTCGCTAGGCGATATTGACAAATACCCAAACGGATGGAGCGTCAATGACGTGATTAAAGTCATATTCCTAGATGATAATGTCACAAAGCAATTTACTATCACAAGCGAGGTAGCAGGTCAAGGCGGAAAAGAAGTAATTCTTACGCTTTATGAAATAATCAAGAATGCTGTTGTGGCTGGGCAGGCTTCTCCTGCTTCGAGGACCACGTTTAATGTTGCGCGTGACGGTATTGTGGAGGCTCTTGTTGCAGCTTTGAATTTTGAATTAGGCTTACCGGCTGAGGCGATTACAAAATCTAGTAGTCTAGCTGCAATAGAATCTACTTTTAACGTGAGTAAAGAGAGCGTTGCAGTGGCGTCAGCAACACACCGGGAAGAGCTTTCAATCGTAAAAGAATGTATAGTTCAGTCGCTCTCAACTTTAAGTTTCGAGTTGGGTATCCCCATTAATGCAGTTGTTGAGGCTTCTGCCTCAGCTCACATCGAGTCGTTATTCAATATCGCAAAGGAAAATGTAACTCAGGCCTTGGCTTCGCACGTTGAAGAAACCACGTACAACATTAACAAAGAAGCATTGGCCACTGCCTTTGCTGGAGTGATCATTCAAGTTATTGCGGGGCTTGTGGAAATTTCGAAGGATGCCATAGTTTCCGCGTCAGCGTTGAATGCGGAAGAGTTGACTTTGAAGGTTTCGAAGGATGCTGCTGTAACATCTGGCTCTTCTAAAGCTTTGGAGTCAACGTTTAACATTAACGTGGATGCTGTTACTCAGGTTTTGGCTGATGTTCTTGTGGAGGCTATTCATGGGCTTATCGAAATCTTTCGTCATGCCGTCGTTGAGGCTCAGGCAAGCACAGCCCTGGAGACTACTTTCAACGTGAATAAGGATGCGGCGGCCCAGGCTACTGCCCAGAAGCAAATTGAGACTACGTTTAATTTGGCTATGGCTGCTACAGCCAAAACTTTAGAAACTGTTTATTTGGGCATGGGCTTTGAGCATTTCAGAATCATTGCGAGGTCGTTCAGCCAAATTAATGTCTCTTCTAAGCCCTTTTCCCAAATTAATATCCAAGACAAGCCTTTTAACCAAATCCATGTTAAGATTAAGGATGTGATTAGATGAGCAGCTATTTTCAGGGAGAAACAGTCAGCAAACTGTACGAGTTTACGGACAAGAATAATGCGTATTTCGACCCTGACACGATAAACGTGAAAATCATTAATCCTTCCGGCGGAACTGAGGCGACTCCGACTTTGACAAAGGTTGACGTGGGAAAACACGAGCTCAACTATGCTCTATCCAGCGATGCAGCACAGGGCATATGGACCATACTCATCGAAGCAATCAAAGGCAGCTACACCAAAAAGGACACGCGAACCTTCGAAGTCGTTGCTCCACCCGCATAACTACTAGCTTTCAAGTTTTGCAATTGAGGGGCACTCTTAACTTACTAGGGATGAAGCTGCACCAAAAAATCTGTCGATTTGGACTTTTACTTTCCTCACCGAGAAACCTTCAAAATAAAGGTCTATCACTGTTGCGGCAACTCCATTTAGTCCTCATCTTTGGGAAGGCTTCTGGCTCGACAAACTTGTGGTTGCATTTCTTGCAGACGTAGAACTGCTTTCCGTTAGTGTGACCTTTCTTGACAACGCTTTCGGAATCGCAGTACTTGCATATCATTGGGCTATCCTCTACGATATATAGGATATATCGCCAATTACAAACCTATCGCTGCTTTTGGTACTTAAGCGTTGCTTTCATGATACGCAAGCGTCTACATACAGATAAGTTCCAGCTTATATACTTAAAAGTCCATATACGGATATGTAATGGTTAGAATACCAACACTTAAAAGCATACTCAGAGTCGAGAAGGTTTTGAGGGAAGCAAAGGTTCCCTTAACGAAAGAAAAAATCAAAAGCCGTCTTCCCGCAAAAATGCCACACTCTACCCTCAACCTAATACTCGATTATCTGAAAGCAAGCAGAAAGATTGTGCAAACACAGAGTGGAATAAGCTGGGTGTTCGACGGAGGAAAACAGGAGAAGAAGATAATCGAAGAACTGGAGAAGAGGATGGAATTATAGTATGGTTCGAAATCAACTAAGAGCCATTTCCAGTGGAAAGTGCATTACTTCTACTGAAAACTTAAATGAAAAGAGAACGGCATCCTACGCAGAGATGCTGATTCACAAAAACGGTGCAGTATACACTCCTGAAAAACTAGCTCAATACCTAGCCCAAAAGACTGTTCAATACGTTAGCCAAGACCTGGCATTTCAAAGCTCCCAGCATTTTTCAGTGATTGACAACGCTGTAGGCGATGGTGTACTCTTAAGCTCTATGGTCTATGCACTCCGCTCCAGCGAGAAGAGAATGCGAATCACTTTATGCGGTGTAGATATTGATCGTAAAGCCATTGAAACTAGCAAGAAAAAGCTAGAGTCCCTAGATGCCATAGACAATGTGGTTTTGATAAATACAAATTCACTAGTTCCTTTTGGCAAGAAAGATCTGCTACAAGGCTGGAAAAGGATATTTAAAAAGGCATCAGTCAATGGAGGTTTTGATGGTTTAATAGATAATCCTCCTTGGGGTGCCGACATCTCCGAATACAAAGACAAAATTGATCCAAGATATTTCTCTGCTATGCAAGGCCAGTTTGACTCTTTCGAACTATTCATAGAATTGGCATTACACGTCGTAAAGAAAGGCGGGTATTTTGCATTCATAGTTCCCGATTCCATTCTCAATCACAACAAAAGCATCATTAGGAAAAGGCTCCTAGACAACACAGAAATCAAGTTTATTGCACGACTAGGCGAAAAGATATTCCCCAAAATAAATCGTGCATGCGTCTTAATCATATGTAAGAATGGGCCGCCATCAAGTGCAAACATGGTTGACTGCTTTAGGCTACCCAAACACGACCGAATGATGATTCTGCAAGGAACCCTGACCTTTGCTGACGCAGAATTTAAGAATGCTCATAAAGTTCCACAAATACGCTTTGCCAATAATCAATTTTACCAATTTGATATTGACCTCAGAGAAAGTGAAACAGCTGTTCTTCAAAAACTCCACAATGGACTAGGAACGCTTGGAGACGCACTCTCAAGCCATCGTGGAGTAGAGCTGAGTAGTTCAGGAATGGTCTGCAGGTGCCCAAACTGTGGTTCATGGGCACCACTTTCTGAAGGCTTTTCAGTAAAATGCCGCAGCTGCGGACGTGCATACAATCCTCAATTGGCAGAAAAAACGAACATAGTGTTCCGTGAGCATGTACCTAATTCCCTTCCTCTCATTACTGGAAGCGACTTGAAGCGATACGTCGGCAATCCGTCAAGATGGATTAAGACTGACAAAAAAGGCATCAACTACAAGCCTAAAAGCCTCTATGACGCGCCAAAAATACTGGTAAGAAAAACGGGAGTAGGATTAACCGCTACGCTTGACTATAGCTCCTCATACACTACACAGGTGGTTTACATTTTTCGTACAAAGAGCCCATCTTGGCCCGACTTGGAGTTCTTTATAGCTCTCATCAACTCAAGGGCATACTATTTCTATTTATCAAAGTCGTTTGGAGAGCTAGAATGGCGATCTCACCCGTATCTTACGCAATCGCAAATTTTGAGTTTACCTATTCCAAACTTGGATTCCAAAAGAAACAAAAAGATTGCAAAAAAGATTATTTCTCTGATTAGACCAATACTAAAAGAGGGCAGAAAACCATCCACAACGGTTGACCTTGAAGTGGAGCGGCTTATAGGAAAAGCTTTTTCTCTTACGAAAAACGACTACAAGATTATCCTGAATGCTATTGACGAGTCCGATGAACTACTGCCGATTTTAGACCTCAAAAGCTTAGGTGCAGAAGAACTTTTGAAAACTATTGATTGAGGGGAGGACCATTGGGTCAGAGATACATTGGTGCTAAGACCCGCGTTGTTGATGAGATTCTTAGGTACATAAAGAAAGTCGTTCCGGCAGGCGGTACAGTTGCAGATTTGATGTGTGGCAACGGTTCAGTTTCATTAAAGCTGAGAAAGAGTGGTTACAAAGTAATTGCTGTTGATGTCTTATGTCAAGCTTATCACATAACGAGAACCAAAGTTCTCTTGCAGGACCCGCCTCCTTTCTGTGGTGCAAAGAGATATTTCAAAGGAGATGGTCAACTTCTTTTGGCGGAGTTGTCAGGATATGGCATGATTGTTCAAACATTAAACAATCTGTTACCAGTGGAAGGGTATTTTTGGAGAGAGTTTAGTCCAGAGGGCAAACCTAGTAACGGTTCAACACCGAGAAAATACTTTAGTGCTGAAAATGCAAAGAAAATAGATGCAGTGAGAGCGTTTATCAAGAAACTGGTGGAAGAAAAGGCAATCACAGACATTGAATATTCATTGTTAATTCACGATCTGATTATGGCGTCAAATAATATAGCGAATATCGCTGGTACCTATGGTCATTATCTATCAAAGTTCGTTCCCAGGGCACTTCAGCCTATTGAGTTCATCTCTACAAAATTTGAGCGGGGAGGGCTCTTGGAAGGTCACAAGATTATGAATGGATACGCTGAGAAACTGGCACCTATAATCGAAGCAGATTTATGTTATATTGACCCGCCCTACAAAAAAAGACAGTACGCCGCAAACTATCATATACCTGAAACTATTGCTAGAGGAGATGAACCTGAAGCACAAGGAAAAAGTGGACTGAGACCTTGGCTTGATCAATACTCTGACTTCTGCTCCAAGCGGAAGATACGAAGTGCCTTTGAAACAATAATCGCCAACGCTAAATCTAGTCGCTTTCTTGTGAGTTACAGTTCTGAAGGATTGTTATCACGGAAAGAGATGGTTGATGCATTCTCCAAGTTCGGAGACGTTGCAGTGACGGAATTTCCCATCAAGCGATTCAAGAGTCGAAATGAACATGCGAGCGAGAAGGTAATGGAGTACCTGTTTTATCTGCAACGCGAGCCTATTGTGCAAATTCCCGAATGATTTCCCCATGTTGAGGATGCCAAGTTATTACATAGTCATCTCCGTTGATTTTGATGTTAAGTTTGTTGTCTCGAATTTGTGACAGGTCAAGTCCTTCCACTATTGCGTAGTGGAGCATTCTGTGCAGAAGTGGGCTCAGAATTACGATGTTATAGACTGAATCAGCACCGCCTTCCCCCAGTGGGATAAGGTGATGACCTTCTGAATAGTAGGTACCGTCTGCTTTCTTGAAGGAGTACTTCTCTCCAGAAATCTGGCACACGCCACCATACAGCTGTTTTAGTTTTTTATTTGCCTTTACGTTTCTAACCCTAACCTTTCTCACTTCTTCTTTGATAGTGGCAGGCGCATCCATGGCCAATCGTTCATCTTCATCAAAGAAGCTCTTCTCTTGTGGTTCTTCACCTGTAGTGGCGGTAGTAGTTACAACATTTTCCAATGGTGCATGGGTTGTTGCTATTCGGAATGGCCAGATAGAATCGTTTGTGTCAAAGGATACATCCCCGCTGAATTGTAAGTACCCTTCTTGTCTGTCGAACATTTTGTTAAGTTCCGCATTTATTGACCAGTTTGCTTCAGGTTGGCTTGTTTTGAACCATCCAGCCCAGTATTCTCCATTGTCAAGCCTTGCAATATATATGTGAAGGTTATAGATGTGACTTCGTTCTCTTGGGTTTGGAGGTACAGGGAAACCTGTTATGTCAGGTCTCCATGCGTTTACTCTTTCACTTTTACCACTCAGTAGTTTCTGAGACCTGATTGCAACACTTGCAGGCCGCCTCTGGGCTATTTTGATTTTCTGCGGAGGCAATTGTACGCCACGGACTTTTGCACCGAGACTCCAGACGTCAAATTTCCAGATGGGGCCACTTATGCCTCGAGTTTCACGTACTCCATGGAAGAAATCACGCCAATTAGTCAATGTAATAGTTGATGTATTAAAGTCGATGTATGATTGACCACCTCCACGTTCTTCGACCCCTGAGGGCTTGTTGATATTGAAAAAGTCAGCATCGGTAAGTTTTCTGAAAACCAATTGTTCAACCAGCATTTTATCTCCAAACTTTGATTACGCCATATGGCTTTTAAAGATTTTCAGAATGATTTGTTTTAAAGCTTATTTGTAAAGTCATCATAGGTAATACTAGGGAAAAACTATGGCTAAATGTCCAAAGTGTGGAAAAGAAGGGAAAACCACTAAGCAATGGTCATATGGTACGGAGAGTGGAAGGGGAGCTAGCTTTGAGGTGACCACGTATGAATGTGCTTCAGGTCACAAGTGGAGAGAATACAAAAAGAAGCCTCATACAAAATAGAGTAACGCCAATTCGTTCTTCAGTGTCACAACGTCAACCCGATAGCTAGCAGGAAGAAGCTCACCCTCCTACTTCCCCAGAGCTTTTGGCCAATCTATCCCTAGCAAGTTAACAGTATCGATTATGAGTAAATAACAGTTCTGCTCAGCATTCTTGTGAACGTCTGCATAATTGTTAGTTTTTTAGTTTTGTTGTTAAGATTTACTTTTAACCATGCTATGACCGAGTTTTCTTTAGAATAACCATGCCGTACTGCCTCAGAGATTATGTTATAAAAAACATTCTGAAGTTTTCAGATGAAGAAGTAACTGACGACATAAATGACGAGGTTGATTCGTGCATAGTTTCTGTAGACGGCTTAATTGATAGTCTCTTGAAGAAGCATAATTTAGCTGTGCCTTCTTCTGTGCCACAGAATATTAAGGATGCAAGTGCTCATTTTGCTGCTTGGCTGTTTCGCAAGCGCCTGGATCCTGTAGGGGCTGAAGCGTTTTGGAAAGAAGCTAACAAGTTTTTACAGGTTTACATTGACGCTGAAAGTGAGGCGCCGTTTAAGGTGGTGCAGGCCTAGTGAGCGTGAAAGTCGACGTCACTTCACCTGTGCTTGAAGCCTTCTTGACTAAAGCTGCGACAAGTGAACCGGAGATCCTCAGGCAGTTCCAGCAGGAGGGCTCTAGGCTTGTTATGGAGGAAATGCGAAGAGTAGTGCCGGTTCGCAGAGGATTCTTACGTGAGAGCATTACTGCTGCTTTCAGCCCTGACGGCTTTATTGTTTATCCGACCGCGAAATATGCGGAGTTTGTGGAAAAGGGCATTGGACCTCACACGATTTTTCCTGTTAGGGCTAAGGTTTTAAGGTTTGAAACTGTCTGGGGCGAAGTCATTTTTGCAAGACATGTTAAGCATCCTGGGTTTCCAGGTAGGTTCTTTGTTAAGCGTACTCTGGAAGCTGTCAAGTATAATCTACGTCAGCTTCTGCAGGATATTGTGGAGCGTGTTTTAGGATGACTAGCCCTAAGGTAATTCGCGACCAAATCATTACGATTCTTAAGAATGCGAAGCCCAAGAATGCAGCTGGAAAAAGCGTTATTAAATGGTTTAAGGGCGAGCCGCCTAAAAGCCGCTGGCCTGGTTATCCTTGGGGCTGGGTTGAATGGGCTGGCGGTCCTATGGAGCCTCCAGTGGGCAGTAAAGCAGAGGTTAATGATAGTTTCTTGTTGGTTGTCGTGGATAGACATATTGACGCTGAGAAGGCTGAAGATAGCGCTATGGATTTTGCAGAGTCGGTTGAAGCAGTCCTCGATGATGACTCTAGTATTGAGGGATTAGTTGGGCGTAGTTATGTTGTTAATCGTGAGAAGCAGAAGCTGTTCGAGGGCGATTATAGTATTTGCGCTTTGCGCATCACCCTACTGACCCATAGAAGGCAGTAGAAAGGTGAACGTCACATGGAAAAAGAGGTAAAAATGAAAGGAGAAGAGTACAACAAAAAATGTAAGGCTTGTCCTGGTCAAATGGCTTTCAACAGGTCAGTTACAGCCAAGGCAGACAGCGTCACAGTGACTTGCAGATTTGACAAGTGCATTAAGGAAGAATAAACATGGCCATAACTAGATACGTTGGATTGGGAAAAGAAGCTGCAGGTTCATTTGGCACTCCAGTCGCTGCTACAAGATATGCTGAAGCGATCAGTAAAATAGCTCCAGACCAAAATTGGGTTATTCCGCCTCCAATAAGTCAAAGAGCAGCTTCAAAACGCAATTTAGGTCCATACAGAGCAAGAGGAGCCATTGGCGATTTTCCAGTTGAGCCAGAAAACATCATTGGAGAGCTTCTTCATGGTGTCTTTGGTAATGTGCAATCAGCGCAGCAAGGCGGAACAACAGCGTGGCTGCACACGTTTACGCCAGCTGATTCCCTGCCATCATATACGACTAGGATAGGTGTGGAGCTGACTGAAAGAATATTGCCTGGAACCCTAATTGAAGCGTTGACTATTAAATTCGCGCATGACAAAGACATTATGGCGAATGCGGAAGTTTACAGTGGTTTTCCAGAAACAAAACAGGCATTACAAGTGCCTACAATATCAGCGTTGCAAGCGTTGAACATGCAAGCTGCCACGTGCGTTTTGATGCTCGGAGGAATCAGCAAGAAAACAATGGTTTATGACCTTGAAATAACAATTAAAAACAACATTCCCTTTGATCGTGGACAACTTGATGGCAGAAACTTTAGCGTAAAACGCTACGGACAACGAGAGATCACTGGAAAAATAAGCGCCTTTTTTGACGACACAAGCCAATTTGACGCTTTCATTGCTGGAACAGAGTTTCCCATAGACGTGCAAGCGATTGGTCCAGTAATCACAGGCAGCTACTACTACAAGCTCGCGTTTGACTTGCGGAAATGCGTTTATCTGCGAGACAGCGTGCCAGACCCAAAACCACAGAGTGAACCACTCGTCATTGACGCACCATTCAAAGCCTTCTATGACACAACTGGAGGATTCAACGCGGAAGGCAAGGCCTTCTTGACAAATAAAATCACGGCTTACTAA